ACCAATGAGCAGATAGCTTTTGATGTTGATGAGTATGCAAAAGACAACAAAGATATGTGCGATGTGTTTGTAAATTTACCTGAATGGGTACAAAATAAGATTGATGAATCTTTTGAGGTGGTAGCATCTAATAAAGCTGAAAGTGCTAAATACCAAAAAGAAGAGTCAACAGAGTTTTCTTCTCTTGATAACTTGGCTGATGACAAGAAATCAATCGAGGACCAAATCCCGTTTTAACGGTTTGGGCTACTAGGTCATGATATATATTTCATATTTGATTCTCCATAACAAATAGATTTAGTAGCCCCCCTTTTATACCATGGGTGATGTAATAGATTTTGAACCACGCTTCGATGTCGTGGTCTACGAAGAGGGAGTGTATGACGACATGCCTTTCCCTGAATACAATGATCTTGGTGCTTTTAGATCGCATGATCTTTCAGCCATCATGAAAGACCCTTATAAATATAAATACGAAGAGAAGCCTGACAGCGAGGCTTCATTCTTTGTTGAGGGCAGATTGCAACATTGTTTATTTTTAGAACCTCATGTGTTTGACGATGAGTTCGTCATAGCACCTAAGGTTGACAAAAGAACCAAGGCAGGCAAAGAAGAGCATGCAGACTTTCTTTCTTCTGTCGGTAATCGTAGCGTTGTCTCACAAGACTTGTATGACACTTGTGTAGCTCGTTGTGAGGTTCTTGATGCATTTAAACCAAGAGGCGAGGACAAGACCGAGCTATCAGTCGTCTTCGATTACTTTGGGCATTTGTGTAAAGCTCGTTTTGATATGTTGCAAGACAATGTGATTGTTGATCTTAAAACCTGTCGTGACGCTTCACCAAGAGGCTTTAAGCATTCAGTTAAAACATTTGGCTATCATCAACAGGCAGCTTTCTATCTTGATGCAGCTAAAAATGTAGGTCTGACTAAGGTTGATAGGTTTCAGTTTCTTGCAATAGAAAAGGCTCATCCATATCCATATGTGGTTTATGAGTTAGAACCTGAAGCTGTAGAGTATGGTCGATCTCTGAATGAACAAGCACTGGACTTATTGTTGAAGTGTGAGCAAACAGGTATCTACACCCCATACAATTTACACAATCAAATTGTGCCAATCAAACTTACAGATTTGTAATTGGCTAAAAGTTTACCTAGACCGATTCATGATCACATGTACTGGGCAGGTAAAGCTTCAGAGTTTAACACTCAAAAAGAAAGAGAGGACTTTTTACGAGAGTATGGCTTTGAGGAAAAACGTATTGAGACAATCACCCACCTTGCAGTGGCGTGGTTGCCTCAGCGTATGTACATGCTTTCAAACAGGTTATTAAACTTGGCATATCACGACTTACCGAATGACACAGCTAGAACCATGTTTAGGGTTGGCATTCACAGTTACAAAAAGAAAAAAGGATTATTATGATAGTAAGATTTTCAAGACAGGATTTATCAGAATGCGAACAAGCGGCATCTTTGCGTTGGCAGTTGGCAAGAGCCAGTGGCGTTGCGAATCAAAGAAGAGATAAGTCTCGCACCGATCACGACATTGATCTCTTGGGTGTAAAGGGAGAGTTAGCTGTGGCTAGAATCTTTCAAATAGATCACGACATCCATAAGGGTGGCATTGATATGAACATCGACATGTGGGACAACGATGTGTCCTTCGATGTGAAGGCTACCTTTACCCAAGCAGGGCATTTGTTATTTAAACAAAAGAAATACTTTAAGGCTGATGTAGCCATTCTTGTCACACCCCACGACATACCCGATTCAGTGATGGTTGCAGGGTGGATAGGTAGAAAAGAATTTTTAGAGAAAGCCCAAGATGTAGATTTTGGTAGTGGTCCTAGTGTTGCTATGGGCTATAACGATCTAAGACCTATACCCGAACTGTGGAAGTTCATGACCATGAAAAGGGTTGCCAAAATACCCAACCGCCTTTAGTCTTCTGACTTAGCTGTAATAATAGCTCCGTCTACCTCAATGCTGTTGAACTCCAATCCACTGATCTGCTCATCATTGTGTTCAAAGATCACATCTCTAACCAATAGCCTAAGCAGTCCTGCCTTTTGAAACAGGTTAAGCCTAGCGTAAGTTTCTATCACTTCACTGGCTGTCATCTTGCTAGTGTTCAACAAGATATCGTCTTTCTTTTTAAATAACATTTAGGGTCCTCTCTTAATAGTTTAGTTTAACATAACCCGACTTTAATACATGAGCTAATTTCTCATCGTTGTGGGTTCTTAAAAACCAACCGCCTTTTGCATCCACATATGAAGATACAATGTCGGGCATCTCTACATTGCTCATGTTGTACATGTCTTGGTAATGACATTTGTAAGCATACAAAGCTTGCTCAAAGCTTATAGGTTTATTTGTTGGCACCATCCTTTTTCTCCCCCTCGTTTCTTTCTTTTAATAGTTTTCTAAACTCTGACCACTTGTATAATTTTCCAGTAACATCGTCATAGAAGTTACCCTTATAGTCGTATAAATCTTTTGTTGGATCACTCATCATCTTCCTTTGGTAGTTGCTCTGCATCAAACCAACCACATGGATAATTTATCTCCATTCTGTGTGTGGCTTTTTGCGTTTATCAGAATATTCATATTCTACTCTATCTCGATATCTTTTGTGTCTGACAACATTGGCTTTACCCATTTCTTCTCTTTGCCAACCAAGCTCTGTAATTGTGTTTGCGTCTTTCTCTTCTTTGAGCTTTTGGTTTTGCTTTTCTACAACATCTTTATACTGTGTCACTTTCTGCCTCCTCTACTTTAGGTTTATTTTTATCTGCAATAACTTTCTTTATTGCCTCCCAAACTAATGCTTCATTGAAGTCTCTGTCCCAAGTGATCATGCCTTTTTGTATACAAGCATTACAACCTATGGGGTTATTGAGGAATCCTTCAAAGGTAGATGTGAACTCACCATGATCACCAAGGACACAACGCCCTGTGTATGTCTCATGGATATCATCTCCAAGGTCTTTCCTATATCTTGCAACCATCTGATCGTAGGTCTCGTCTTTTCTTGTTCTTGCCATTTTGATTCTCCTTGTTTAAATGAACAAACTTAAATTTACTCTCACAAGCATTGAATGTCAACACTTGTGAACACTTGTTACGCTACCTCCTCTTCTTGACCAAACACTCTGATGAGCTTTGGTCTAATAAGTGAAGTGGTATTCCAAGTCTTGTCACCATCTTTTTCTTTGTCAATAAGTTGACCAGTTTTTTCACAAACTTCTGTATAGTCTATCTTTGGTGTAAATTTATTATGAGATTTTACTGTAGCTTCTAACTCAACCCAAGTATTGACAGAATTCCAAATAGCCTCATTAAACTTAGTTTCATCACCACCATTGGTTACTAGCCTTTCACCATCTTCTGTAATGTATTTTATTTTTACAGAATAATTGTTGTAACCAAAACTATTTTCATAATGATCTTGGCTTAGAACAAAGGCTTTAACAGTAACCTTGTCACCAACAGAACCAAAATGTTTGTTAGCATTTTTAGGAATGTAAATAGCCTGTGGCTTACATATGTTGCTTATGGCTTCATGAATCTCACTTTTGTACTCAGTAAGATTTGCCCAGTAATTGATGCTTTCTTGAGACATGTCATCAAGAAAATAATGACCTACTACATGACCATTTGCCCAAATTTTATCAAAAGGATTTTTGCCTTGAGAAATTAACTCTTTAGAAGCTACAACCCAATTAGCAATATTTTCTTCCTTTCTTTTTAGATTGTCAGCCTCAATTTGCTCTTGCTTTCTTCTAACAATTTCATTAAGACTTACATCAGCATATGATGTCTCAAGAGGATAAATGTCATTAGCCTTTTTGACATACTCCATAGCCTTGCTTACTGCTTTTTCAGAGTCAGTAGAAAGGTTCACAATGTGATCTCCTTTTGGGTCATGTCCATAACCAAGACAAAGGGTATACATAGCCGTAAGCTCTCCACTAGATATGTAGTATGTAAGCTCTTTAAATATTTGATTTTTCATTAGATTCTCCTGTTAATTAATGAATTTATACTTTAATAATAACAAACTGATTAAAGATTACAACACTTTTCAACACTTTTATTGATGTTTTTTTATATGCTAATAAAGTGTTAATATTGTGTTCAAATGTATTATAATCAGTTACAATTCAGTTTTAAGTACATAAAGGAGATTGATATGGGTGACTACAACAAGGGCTACAGAACCTTGACAGTCGATCTAGCAACCTACGAGTTATTGCAAGAGATTTGTTCTTTAGAAAGAAGAAAGAAGATTGATCAAATCCGTTTAATGGTGGAGACCAATCACAAAAAAGTAATGCAACAGCAAGAGGGGGAAGCTGTATAACTAGGAGACAATTATGTTAGCAGGACATTTTCCTAAAGATATTGTCAAACAAATAAAAGGCTCACAAAGAGTTGAACAGGACATTACCCCTATAGCCATTGATAAGAATTTGTCTGATCAATTGTTTGCACTTGCTAGTGCGAAGAATAAATGCCCAAGAAAGATGGCTGAGTATTTTATAAATCTAGGAGTACAAACTTCTAAGTTTTATGGGAATACAATGAATGTTCAGTTTGATGTAGATCAGCTTTAATCTAAGTTAAAGAGCCAATTCCTGAAGAACGCATTGCTAGGCGTTCAGCCAACTCTCGGTCTTTTGGATTAGGTAAGATCGTTTCAGATAACATATCCTGTGGTCTAACAGCAGTAGCAGGTGGAACCAGTGGGATGTTCGATGGTTGCAATCCTTGTAGTGCTGAGTCTAGTTGTGAGCTAAGGTTGTCTCTTCTCTCCACTTCTCTTTCAAAAGCTTGACCTTCGTATGGTTGTTCTTGTGGCTCAGTCACACCCTCCACAGCTTCTGCACCACCCCTTGTCATTGTTTGCTTAATACCAAACTCAAGCGGAGCAAAGTAATCATAGGCTTTGTTTATAGTATTTACAGCATCAGGATCAAACAAAGCATCGGTCAATGCACGGTAGTAAGTATCAGCTTGTGTCATTGCTATTCTTTTCATAACATCATCACCAAAAGTACCTGTAACCAATCTGCCCGGTAACCTTATGGCTGAAAGCAAAAAACCTAAAGACTTGGAACCAAGCCCCTGTGCCTCATCAACCAGTTCTTTTTCCATTATCATTAACGGTTTTGTTGGGGAGCCTGATTTGGCGACTGAAAATGATTTGTTCATAATGTCCACAAGCTTGTAAAAGTTATCAAACTCTTCAGGCTCCAATATTTCTTCCATCATTTTCTTAGTGTTGCCTTGCAAGAAATAGTTTTTGAATTGTGGCAACCCTTTTTCTAATAAAGCTTCTTTAGTAACCTTATCCAACTGTTGTAATAGAAATTCTTTTTTTACATCTTGAAAAACCACAGGGTCGACTGCTTGTAATATTCTTTTAGAGTTTCTTAAAGATTGAGCAGAAACATTTGGATTAAAGAATGTTTGCAAGGCTTTTGCAGATTGCTCATCTCTTATAAGTTTCGACATTCTGCCAATTGCACTCTTTTCTACCAGTTGCAATGGTCCTCTCGATGGGTCATATACTCTTCTTGCAAGATTATATAATGGAGTTGCTTCATCCATCAAAGCAGTCATATCATCTTTAAGATTAATAATAACTTTTTGTGCGTATCCACCTGTATTGGTAATCAGATCATTAATTGATCCTGCTCGTCTACCATGTATAGCCATAAGGTCAGTTATAACCTCACCGTTTGCATCAAATAATAAATCTTTAAACTTGCTGATAGCCTCTACTTCATTAGGGTCTAGCTTTGGATCAGCAAGTTTTGCGTTTATTTTTTCTATAATTTCATTTGTGTTTATTTGAAATGGCTCGTCAGAATTTTTAATTGTGTCGTAAATTTTACCTGCACGCACCTTTCTTCTTTTGGCTAGCTCGTCTATAGCTTTTTTAGACGCTTCTTGAACCCTTCTTCCTATATCACCGCCTTTACCTGATCCGATTTCAGATGCAAAAACTTCAATAGCTTCTCTTACTTGACTGGCTCTTGAGTTGTAAAAATTATATATTTTGTCAGACTCAGGCTGTCTTGTAAGAAAGTATTGTATGTTTTGAGCTTTAGTTGCCAACACATCTGCCTCAGCAGGAGTTAAATCAATGCCCAGTTTTTTTGCTTCGGCTATGGTGTCAGCTTGATTTAATCGCAAATTCATAATTTTTTGCAAAGCATCTTTTCTGCCAACAAATTTATTAAACACTTGCCTTGTCTTGCCAACGCCAAAAGGTATGGCTGAAAAACCACTTGAAATTAAAAGGTCTTTACCTGCGGCTACTAATTCTTCAGGAGGCATGTTGTAAAATTGATCTATCATCAACTCTCTGCCACCTCTAGCCACACCACCGACAACCACATTACCTGCAAAGCCACCCATTGCAGTGTTGCCCAAAACTATGCCAAGTTGTGCCAATGGATGTTTAGCAGGAGATGTAACTGCTTGAGTTAAGCCTCTTTGAAATCCTCTTTTTGCTCCCTCTATACCGCCGACAACATCAGCCATAAATGTGGTCGCAGGAACTAAATTGGGTTGCACATACTCACCAAATACCCCAACATCAGTTGGCGAAACAAATTCTTTTTCCAAAGTGCCATCATCGTTTCTATAAACCAATTCACCGTCTTTGAACTGATATCGATAC